TTAATTTGGATTCCTTTCCATCTTTATGTTTGATGTATATGTGTGATTTCGTTTTAACTAATGTATCATCGAAATCAAATATTCTTAATTTCTTTTCACCAGCTTCTTGTAACGGTCTGAAAGCAAATGCGTTTAAGTTCGAATATATTTTTCCGAACTCAACTTTCATACCATTCCACATACCTGATGTAAAGTTGTTAACCATTTAATTGTCTCTTCTTATTAGATTTAGCCAATGCCTCATTTTCATCGGTAAGGAATTGTACCTTAACTCTTAATTCAGCTACCTCTTTTGTAAGTTGTAATATGAGATAACGCATTTCATCCTTTTCAGTTGATGATTGTGCTAAAAGGGCTTCTAACTTTGCGATTCTATCTCTGCAATCGTGTCTGATAAACTCTTCATCTTTTTCTTTTCTATCTGCTCTCTTTTCGTAGAATCTCCAAGCAGATGCTCCTCCTAATACCGTTATTGCCGTAATGATTACTGAATATATATTTTCCATTAATATTATTTTTTAAGAGGTTCTTTTACACCATCATCCCCATCCATTGCATCATGTACCGAATTTAATTGGTCTACTGCCAAAGTGATTTGAGAATACATCCAAGAGTCTAAAGTCTGTCCTTCAGACATTCTTTGTGAAATCATATTAGCATAATCGGCAATTCTTTCAAGTTGCCCCATTGCCATTTCATTTAATCCTGCTATTGTTTCCTCTGGTGAAGAATTATCATCACCTTCATTGATTTTAGTTTTAAGGAGTTCAGTCATTTTATTAAATACCTGCTCTCCACCATCTTCACCTAAACGATATGCTCCGCCTAATTTTTCGTATATTTGGATTTTATGTTTCATTGGAATATTCTTTTCTGCTAATTTATTCCAAATTTTAGGATGGGTTACTTCGAATTTCATATATATTTTATCTTATTTTACCAATATAAATATATTTTTATTTAACTTTAATCAAATCGTTCTGATATTCTTTTAACGAATTTATTTTTATTTTAAATATATCCCATTCCATATCACCTAATTCACCACTATCTTTTAATATAGATGGCAATTGGAATATCAATTGTATATTTTCATTTGTTAATAAATTAGCATCAAATTCTACAATCACATCATTAAATAATACAGGGTAGCCATCAAATGCCACATTTGAACAATATGGCTCTACTATATTATGAATGTAATCGGTTTGGTTAATTATGTTAAATCCAATATTATATTTTGGCGATGGGGTTGGTTTGTGGTTTTCATCAAATATAGGGTCTGTACCAAACTTCCTAACATAGATTTTTCTAGTCTTTTCCATTTGCTCTCTATAACCATCGTTTTCAATTCCCACTCCTTTTGTCCACTTATGTCCTCTTTGTGTAAAATGATAAACTAAAGCATCTCTACTCTGAATAAAGTTAAATCCAGCCAATGCCATTCTCGTAAACAAGTCACTATCTTCATAACCATATGGGGCATACTTAGTATCATGCCCACCAAGCTTATCAAAGTATTCATCTTTTAATAGAAACCAAGGTGCAAATATTCCTTCACTTACCCCACCTTCTACTTTATCACAAAATTCAGTGAATAGAGTTTCATTAAATTCGTTTGGATATAATCCGGCATCAAATATATGTTTCTCTTTTCCAGGCGGGTGTAATGGTGGTTCAACGCAAGTACCGCATACCACATTACCTTCATTTATATGTTTTAAAATGTTATCAAAGAAGTTCTTATGAACAATCATATCAGCATGTAGTATACCGATAATCTTACCACTTGCTTCTTTAAAACCTTTATCATATAAAATGGTATGCCCAATTCTATTTTGTAATAGATGTACTATTGTATTTTTATCAGTCAAAGATGTCATCCATTCTTTTGTACCATCCTCGCCACCATCATCAAATAGAATAACTTCTATTTCGTCTGAAATACTTCTTACTGATTTATAAATTAATTTAAGGTATTCCAAATTATTATAAGATGGAATTACTACTGATATATCTTTTAGTGTATACATTTTATTCTCCATTTACTCCGTGAATTATGTGTCTATCCCAACCAATATGTGTTACATATGATTCCAAAAATCTCATTGCTATTCTACCTCTCCTACGATACTCCATTGAAATATCACATTCCAATGTAACACCACCACTCAATTCAGCAGGAGTTATTCTCTCACACCCATCGTATCCATTTGGTAATTCTTTCCAATCACTCAATCTCTTTAAGCCCGGATTCAAACTGAAACCATTCCATATACCGGCGTACTTAACTAATACCATCTTCAACCCATCCAATTCATACACTCCCTCTTCCCAAGGATGTGGCAATGTTGTATCATCAATACCTCTTAACCAAACTTGTAGTATATTTTCATCTGCTTCTAACACCTTCATAGAATCTTCGATGAATGATGGTTTTAAAAATTCCCAATCTTCTTCCATATGAAAGATGTATTCGGTATCCACCATTGAGTATGCCGCATCAATTGATTTAATTTGAAACAACTTTGGGTCATTGTATATGACCTCAATTGGAAATTCATATTTTGTTTTTACAAAATCATTACAGCCAAAGTTCATTCCATCATCTATAATAATAAAACGCTTTAGTGGATATGTGTTGAATTTGAAAAAACTATCCAATGTCTTTTCTAACAAATCAGCTCTATTACAAGCTGTTAGTACTACCGTAACTTCTTTCATAAAAATTTTTTAATTCGTTTCTAAAATTATCCGTTGCTATTTTCGTAAATTCTGCCTTTCTATTTTTTGATGATATAAAAGATTTTACAGTTTCATTCGGTCTTTGTGTATAACTTTCAGCTATAACTAAATTTTCAATTATAAACTGAGATATGTAATCGTTTTGAGATTTCATAATATTCATACATTCTGTAACATATGTATCTTCTAATCCGTAATGTCCAAATGATTCAGGTATACCAGTCTTTCTCAATAATTCTCCACTTAGGCAAGTAAACCAACCTCCTGCAAATTTAATTGATTGAATTTCTTTAACACCAACCTCACCGTATTCAGGCAAAGTATCTTCATATACATCTGCTCCTTCGTGGTAATTTAAAGGTTGATTCCAAAATCTTTCATTTACAATCACATCCCATGTGTTATCCCATTGTTTAACAAATTGTGGAGTTACTATAAAATTATCTATCCCACCCTCTTTTAACATTTTAAAAGCAGATGACACATAAAATAGGGTAGTATCTTTGAATGTAAAATCACAATCTAACCATATAAAGAAATCAGCATCTGGATTGTTTTTTAAACTATATCTTCTTTGAGAAACACATCCTAATATTTCGGATTCAGTTTCAATTCTTAATTCGTATTCACACCAACCTAAATACTTTTTACACAACTCTGCACTTCTTTGCCATACATAATCTTTCGGTAGAAATGATTCTTCCCAATTAGTTAATTCATCTGAAAGACACATAGTAACTTCTACTTTGTAATCTATATCTCTATCTCTAAATACTGAATTTCTTTTCAACATATTTAAAGTCAATGCCAAATCTTCTAACTCTTGTGGCATTGCAAATATTGTTATAACTCCTTTCATTATCTTATAATTTGTCCGTCAGCATGTTGCATTTCGGTGTTATGAATTTCTACATCTACATTGGTTTGAGTCAAATGCCATTTTAATAAATACTCATTTCTCAACCCACTATCTTGTTCCGGCCATCCTCCTTTTAAAAAGTGAACATAATCTCTATCGTAATTTAAATACCAATCAATCTTTGAATAAACCGATGAATAGATTCCCATATTAGTTTTATTACCAATAGCAAATACATCATAGTACCCTCTATGCTTAACTCTTTCATCCGTATCCCAATTCCACACATGAAGTTTATTCATATCTAAACTTTCTAAATCTAAAGTTGATGGTTCATATCTTAAATCAAATCTACTCCTAATATAAACATCATAATCCTTTTCAACCAAATCGTATGCTTTTGAAACGGAATACCACATCGATTTACAATTTTGAAGTGGTTGTCTCCAAATAGGGTCAACTATACCTTTATTATCAAATATGATTGGTTCTTCAAATGAAGATTTCGTTGTACCAAACATACCAATGATATCATTTATATAACCTTCACTATATTTGTATACTTGCTTAGGTCTATCTTTAAAAAATTGAGTTGCCTCAAAGTTTCCACCTCTCCATGTGTGTAGGTAGATATCACAATCGTACTTATCTAAATAAGATTTTTTTAATTCATCGTATCCTAAATAATAATTTCTAGGTTGACCTGATAATAATATTGCTACTTTCATTTATAATCATTTATGTAATCTGAACAAATTCCAACACAAGCATCCAAATCATCATTATATATTTCAGGCATAACAGCGATACTACCTTTGATTGGTTGCTTGCCTGGATATGCCCAAATAACACCCATTGATGTAAGTGCTACCGTATCTTCTTGATGCCAGAAATAGTTAAATCCACCTATTGCGTTAAACCATTCCATTGCTTCTACATTCTTACAATGTACCCATAAGTGTTCGTATCTTTCGTTTAACCAATGTTGCGTTATACCATACTGCGGTTCATCGTGTCCCAAATATAAAACACCCTCAATCATCCATACATCTATTTCTACATTGTAGCCAGTATGAATTGCTTCATCGATATATTCTGGATGATTTTCGTTTTGTGGTATTTTACCATTTAAGTTTCCTCTATGTGATATTAGTATCATATTAATATTCTTCTCCTTCTATAACTTTTCTTTCATCCCCTCTTTCTGAATTATGATTTTCCGATTTGATTGAATGATACATATGTACTCCAAACGCTCCTATTTCTTCTGAACGCTTTACTCCACCCTGATTAAAAGCAACATTAAACAAATCATGTGCTCCACCCCAAGTTGAATTTGGATTCAATACCATACCAACTATTTGATTACAAATTGCCAATACATCATTTGTAAATACATGCAAATTATAATCGTTTTGAATGTTATGTGATACAAATCTAATTGATGGGTCAGTATCCGGTTTACCATTTGATGAATACTCCTTATAAGGGTCAGTTAATGTTCCAGGAGTATGTGGATGGTTTGTACCACCCCTATAATATGTATCTTTTGGAGTTATTTCAAATGTAGAATTATAACATAGATAATCTATTTCAGTTTGAGCTACTTTTGATTTTGCATTGTAAATTGGTAAACTCCAAATTGAGTTAACATCCGTATGCTTATTGAATACTTTATTAAAATTACGAGATACGCAATAATCTGATTTTAATAAAAGTGTTTTACCTGGACTATTTAATCCATTTTCTATTAACATTGAAAACTGATTGATTAAATCTTGTGTTAATGTTTTTGGACAATCTAATTCTTCGTATGGAAATACTGCTAAATTCTGAATATAATCATTTATATCCAATTCTTTTATTTTATCCTGCAACCAATCGTTATCAATTGTATGCGAATGGGTATTATATATAATAAACCAATCCCAAACTATTGGAGTAGTTTGATTACTTAATAAAGACCTTAAACTATACTCGGCATGTTCTTTTGTAAGTGTTGCATGAGTAGTAAATATACAATTGTTCATTACTTTAAATTACTATAAATGATTTTATCATTTTCTTTTATTTGATTAAATTCGGATAATCCACTTGTTTGTTCAGATTCTCCACCCATTTTCCAATTTATGATTTGATAATTTGGCTTTCCACTTTTGTCAAATAACCAATCATCTCCATAATGTACTTTTAATGATTCGGGTATTTGTTTATAGGAATTTTTATGAATAAACATAAGACATCCATAGCAATTTGTACGAAATAATGTTCTTTCTATTTCAGGAATTCCACCATTATATTGCCAACAACTAACACCTGCTCCTATCAATCCATTTTCTTCAGTTATATAATCATATACCAAATCAATAACTCCCCATTCGGTTTCTACATCATCATTTAAAATAAGTAGTTTATCGTATTTAGCTAAATTTACACCTTTATTCCAAGCAGGATTTACATATGTATTTTTATCTTCTTTGATATGAATCACTTTTGGAGCAACAATATCTAAATGAGTTTGTTCACTATTATCTATTAAAATGATTTCACCTACCAATGGATGCTCAGATAATTCATAAAGCATTTTTCCATCTCTAAATGATTCACATTTCCACATTGTAGGGATTATAACTGAAATCATATTTTATTTTTTAACTCCCCAAAAATATAAATCATTTGGGTGTACATCTCTTGCAAAAAATTCATATTCAGAAAAATACTTATCCACATCTATTGCACTTCTTACATCTGCTTCTGTCAGATTCATATAATAATCATTCTCAATTTTAGAAGTGAATGGTGAATCTTGTGGAGATGTTCTTCTAGTACCATGTTCAGGTCTACCAGTTGTTGCACAACTAAATAAAAATACACCATTTGGTTTTGTTAAATTTACTGCATTTTGAATAGTTAAGTTCCAAAATTCATCATGCTCAAAACATTCTGTTGAGATTACAACATCAAATCCGTTATCATCTTTAAATTCGTGTCCCCTACATATAATATCAACATTGTTTCCTTCTCCAATATCAATTCCAATGTATTCATAATCTTCAAATGCAAAACGATTGTTTCCATTGATATCCAATGAACCAATATCTAATACTCTAACTCCTTTAAATTTTTCAGGAAATCTATCTCTTACCGATGATATAAATTCTTGTTGTTCTCTGTGTGCCATTTTTATTTGTTTTTATAATTTTCTAAATAATATTTTAAATCTTCTGGTGTTCCCAATCCCCACATTTTTTCGATGTTGAATGTTTTAATCTTTTTACCATCTGCAATTGCTTCATTGAAAGTTGGACAAGTATAGAATTCATTGTTAGTTCTGATATTCTTACTTATCATTTGTTCTGCATACTTTACATAATCAGAACCCTTAGCCCAATAATAAACTCCTACCGTTGCAATATCTGAAATTGGATTCTTCTCTGCTACTTCGGTAACATATCCATATTCATCTACCTTAGCGAATGACCATTTTGGATGTGTTGCTGTAAATGTTAAAATACCCCCATCAACTTTTTGTTCAATCATCTTATACATAAACTCATTCGAATCCCACTCTACAAATTGGTCGGAGTTTGCCATAACCAATGGAGCATCGTTATCGATGTGTTCTTTAGCTAATAAAGTTGTACAAGCAGCTCCTTCGGTTAAGCCATCAACTTCTACAATTTTACAATTTGGTGTAATTAAATTTAACAAAGTATCTAAGTTATACTTCTCTCTATGTTCTTTTTGTACTACATAAATGTATGTAGCTTCTATATTAAGGTTATCAACAACAACCTGAATCATTGGTTTATTTTCAACATCAATTAATGGTTTAGGAAATGTATAACCTGCTTGTTGGAATCTACTTCCAGCTCCTGCCATTGGAATTAATACATTTAATTTACCACCTTGCCATTTTGGAATACTCATACTCTTTTTTGTTTCCTCTAATTTACGAATAATTTTTGATAATACCAAATCTTTTGGAGAATCTACTCTCAAAACATTTGCTCTACTTCTACTTGCAGCAAGTAATCCATGTGGTGAATCTTCTACAATAAGAGTTTCTTCTGGCAACACACCCATCATACTCATTGTCTTCCAATACATTTCAGGATGTGGTTTAGAGTTCTTTACATCCTCATTAGAGATGATTAAGTCCATATACTCAATTATACCTATCTTTGCTAACATAACCAACACAGACCTTCTAATTGAGTTTGAAGCACATGCCAACTTATAACCTCTATTGCGAAGTTCTTTAAACAACTCAATCTTTTCTAAATCAGGTTGTAATTCTGATATTGCTTCAATTGTAAGTTGTTGCTTTCTATTCCAAACTGTTTGGTATGTGTTTGGATGCAATCCTTTATTTTGTGTAAGTAATTCTAACTTTTGATTGGTTTTCAAACCATCGTAGATTGATAAATGCTCTGCTTCTGAAATTACATACTTATCACTTTGAGCGATTTCCCATAAAGCTTTGTTTAAAGTATCAAAATGAATTTGTTTAGCTTCTACCAGTACCCCATCTAAATCAAATATTATCAATTTCGCCATAGTAACTATTTTGTTTTTCTTGTCTATCTATATTTTTGATATGTCTGATACAATACACTTCATCTACTGGTAAATTAGTATATGTTTCGATTCCTTTAATTTGCTCATGTACTTTACTTTCCCAATATAACTTTTTGTCATTTTTGTAAATACGAGTTTGAAAATCAGGAAAATTAATATACCCTTTTTCATTTTGCTTCCACCCCCACTTTTGAATATGCTCTTCGGTTATACCATTTACAATATTGATACGAGGTACTAATATTAAATCAGCATCATTATTATCCAATATATCTTCTAAATTATGAATGAAGTTTACATCCAAATGCTCATCCGCATCCAATTGGAATATCCATTCACCTTTGCAATATGAGTTAAGAAAGTTTTTCCAAGCAGCAAAGTCGTGATTAAATTCAGATTCGATTAAAGTAATCTTATCTGCACTTGCTTGTACTTCTAAATATTCGATTAGTTCTGACGATGCCTTTGGCGTATCTAATAATACAACGATTTCCGAATTCTCTCCTTTATAATTCCAAAGTTGAGTAAGTAAAGTTATCGTTTCTTCAAATTCATTACAAACTGTAATTGCGTAACTTAATTTCATGTAACCTATTTATTTTTAATTTGGGATTTTATATCAATAGATGTTACAGTTTTAGTTGATGGTGTAAGTTTATCTACATCCATATTCAATTCTATAACCTTTGATAATCCACTTAATTTATATGTTCTATATGCTTCATTTGTAATTATTGGAACTTTACTAACCACTTTGGCGTAAAATGCTTTAGCACCACCTTTCATTTGTAATTCATCTGTTTCCTCATTTACAAATTTACCAAAAAATTTTTTAATTAATTCCGGTCTAACATTAGATACTTTTACACAATGTACTATATCTTTTGCTTTTGAAACAAACAATGTGTATATGATTGGGGCAGTTGTTTCTGTAAATCTACCTCTAGTACCATCCACATATTCATATTCCTTTATCAGATAGAAGCTAGCCCTAACCATTTGACCAGGAGTAATTTGATTTCTATCATCTATAAATTTACGATATATGGGATTATAGCTCTGCATTATTTTTCTACCATTTTTAACTTAGGTAACTTCATTGGTTGAAGTTTTGGTTTCTTATTATAAATACCATATTGAGTTAAAATGGTATCAAATAGTTCAGTCATTTTTGATAAACTAAAGTTTTGTTTGTTTTGTTTACCCAATTGAAATGATTCTATTTTATACTTATCATAATTTTTATAAACATCTTTTATAATTTGTAGTGCTTTTGAAATGTTTACATTAAACCATTTAGATTCTTTCAATAAGAAATCATCTGCGGCTGATTCATGTACTTCTTTCAACTCACCTTCCAACAATACTGCACCACTCTTTAAGAAATCCAAATGCCCACTCCATCCACTTACAATAACAGGCTTACCTGTCAAACTGAATTCTAATAATGGTCTACCGAATCCTTCACCTTTTGTGAAATTTAACATTGCTTTTACCTTTGGATGTTCATATAATCCGTTCATTTCAGATTGAGTTAAATCACCATGTAAAAGATAAACAGGAACTTTTTTGTAATCAGAACCTAATACTGCTCTAATTTTTTTAACCATATCTTCTCTATCTCTCACACTAAATCCAGCTGAAGATGTTTTTAAAATCAATGCAGGTTTTACTTTTTCATTTTTGAATGCCATTGCAAATGTTTTAATCATCATTCCTACATTCTTTCTATCCTCACCCAAATCGCCTCTCAACCAATGTCCTACAAATAAGAATGCGAAATCTTCTTTTACTTTATCCAATTCCGTAATATCCGCAACATGCTCCGTTCCGAAATCATTCTCATCAAATCCTTCAAATAAAACCTCAACTGGTTTTTGTATTCGAATTTGTCTAATTACCTGATTTGTATTTCTATCTGTTTCATTGTAAACAGTTCCGATTAAACTTAATTTAGCATGCTCCGATGGAGTAATTATTAAATCCATTCGATTGCATCCTTCAATCCAATTCATCGCACATGCCGTTGTTTCAATTGCAGCTGTAATACCTACATTGTAATAACCCAATGGTTGAAATTCGTTTGGAACTGTAACTTGCATATACACATCCGGCTTCTCTTCGATTTTTCCAATCATATTATCAAGAATCCATTTATGAAATTGATTATCATAATTTAATGCATCCATTGGAGTTTGCCCCCAACGAGTACTAATTACTTTAATTTCAAACTTATCTAATTTATATAGAGATTGTAATAAATCTCTCGCATGGTCGCCATATCCACTTCTCGTTGCTACTGGCGCCTGAAATACTAATGTTGGTTTGCTCATACTATAACTCTATTAATTTAAATCTTTGTTTTGGTTTCCAATTTGCAAATGCGCCTTCCATACCTTCTACCAATGCATCACACATTGCTTCTCTACTCAATTTACCTTCTCCTAAGAAATGCTTTCTACCTTTTAAAGCTGCTTTTCTTCTTTCTTCTTTACCCATAGTGTACCATTGCATAATCAATGGAGATACATCTTCAAAATCAACTCTATCATCAAAGATATATGGAGTAGGAACTGAACCTGTTGTTGAACGAACTGGCCAAATTGGTGTAACCCAATCTCCCCAAACATGCGTATTTTTTTTATGTTTATCATGCAAAGAACCAATCTCTACATAATCATCCGCTGTTAGTAATTTACCACTCCCTTTCTCTCTAAAACCACACTGGTCTTGCAATCCACCTGTTACAGTTACAATGATAGGAGTTCCTGCCATTACTGATTCTGCGGTTGCTAATCCAAATCCTTCGTTTGATGCAATATTGATTGTTACATCTGACATATTGTATAACCAATTCAATTGCTCTTCAGAATATCGATTGTTGGCGAATATTACATTTGTTTCAGGCAAACAACAATGTTCAATTGTAGTTGGTAAATCAGTACCATGCTCTTGAACAGGTTCGGTATGCATTAATAAACATACACTATCTCTTTTTTCTTCAGGTAATGCTTCAACAAATTTATTAAATGCTAATATAACATCTACTGGTTGTTTTCTTCTGATATTACGATTTGACCAATATAATACAAATTCATAGTTCTTATCACCAAAAATACTTTTCTTAAAATCTTCGGGAACATCAACCGGCTTATATAATTCCGAATTGATACCATGTGGTACATAGCTTACTTGCCAATCTTCTGGTGTATTCCAATGTTTTTCTTTATTCCAACCATACACTCTCTTAGTGATACCATATGTTTGTTTTGAAATACATCCAATCCAATCACAACTTTCGTAATAATCTCTATTGTATTTTGGGTCTGGCAAATCATCCCAGATGTGGTAGAAGAATAATGGAGTAGTTTGTCTGATTTCATGTTCCATATCATACAACCAAATCCAATATCTTGGGTCAGTAAAGTGTAAGATAGCATCTGGCCTTTCAATCATCAATAATTGACGAATAACATCTGCATTACCATATCCATCGAATGGATATATTTTTACATTTGCATCTGCTACGCCCGTTCTAGCTCTTACATCTTCGTTTAAATCAAACACTTTACCAGCTTCTGGGTGTTTGATTGCTGCTCCTAATTGTACCCAATCGTATTTATCAACTGTTCCTAATACTAATTGTTTGGAAACATTGGCTATACCACTAGCCATTCGTAAATCATCGGAAAGTAACAGGATTTTCTTTTTTGCCATAACTTTTTTTGTTTCTTAAAATTGTGAACCACTAATTTGTAACTCTTTGTGGTCGTTCACTTGTGTTCTAAATTTTTCGTTTTTTACATAAAGGTCTAAGGTTCTATTAACGAGCTTTTGAAAGTTGATACCACCTTTAATTGTAGCCATCTTAAAATCCTCATCATATAACTCTTTTATAACCTTAACCGTAGTTAATTTTAGGTTTGCCATCGTTGTTATAAATTTATATATAAATATATATAAAATTATTTTCCATCACATAAACCTCTTTCAAAAAATTCACACCAACCGCATAATTTGGATGGCTTCTTAGGATACTCTACATCAGTTCTATACTTACCTTCTGAATCAAATACACTTTCTACAAACTCACTAAATCCTTTCCATGCTTTATTGATTGATGGTTTACCACTTGCTGGTACATGCTTACTGATACGAGGTATTGTAAAATCTTCTACTTCGGCTACCTTTCTTTTGAGAATAATAAATTCAACATCAATTATATCAGGTGATATACCAATCAACTCAGCATAAAATTTCTTATATAATAGGATTTGTGAATTTTTAATTGGGTCAGATTTTTGATACTTACTCCAACCTTTGGTAGATGTTTTGAAATCGGTAATACGATATCTACCTGTCTTTTTGCTTCTAACGATAAAGTCAATGAAACCCATAAAGTTTACATTTTCTAAAATCTTAGTATTAATAGGTTGCTCAATTGCAACCAATTCATCATCTTTTAGTGAGAAGAAATTGTTGAAGTTTTTAGATTTCTGAAAATAATCTAAAATAAGATATCCATCTTCTAAAAACTCAACTAACTCTTCTTTGGAACAAATAGGGTTTGCTCCATCATTAGATTCCTTAATAAAGAACTCTCTCATCTTTTCTTTGAGGAATTCTTTTGTATCCATATTCTTATCAGCTTGTGATTTAGAAATACGAAGGCATCTACTTAAATACTCTTGAAGAGTTTCATGCATTGCCGAGCCAAATACCGAATGTATATTAGAACTTGATTCCGATAAACCATCTATGTAACTTAGCTTGTATTGATGTGGACATGAACTCCACATTGAATACTGGCTGAATGAAACTCTTGCCATTATATTTTTAATTTTAATTTTGTTATTTGTTTTTTGTCTACACCATACTTTTCACAAATATACTTAATGTTTTCTCTACCTTCTCTAGTTGCATAAAGAATTTCAAGATATTCATTTGCTTGGTGTTCAGAACAAAGATACTCATTTTTTATGAGATTAACAACAAAATCTTCATATTTTTCTGAAGATTTTCCTTTCATATACTTTAGGAAATATCTTCCTTTGGGGATAACATTGATATACAACTTATACATATCCTTCGGCTCAAGCGATTGAGTCAAAGGTAGTATAGATGCAATAAGTTCAACCCAATCGGGGTTCATAGAAAGAAATCGGTTAATCATAAAATTACTCCAACTCTTTCTATCCTCTTCCGATAACTGCTCAAAGTACTTTGGGTCTTGCTCAGTTGTTATCGCCTTAATATGGTCAAATAATGATTTACCAGCCATACTATTCGATTACTTTTTTATCCTTCAATTCATCCGGCATTAATTCTTGCAATGGTTTACCACATTGAGTACATAAAAATACTTCAATAGGAATGATTGAATCCTTAGCTTCACCGGTAATTAGACGAGAAACCTTTTTGAATCTCATACCTGGCATAAAGATTAGATTGCCACATTCACAAGGAATATCTCTCGTATCGTTTAAGCTAAAGTTTGGCATTGGGGGTTGTTGTCCGTTTTGCATTTTATTTATTTTATAATGTTTATAATTTGTATCAATAGAGATGCGAAAACAATTTCTTTATCTACTACTAATGAATCTTTATATTGAGATTCTGAAATTGCTAATATCACATTAGCAGTATTTCCGCCTGCATACTCATCTACTTTATCATAAAGATATGTATACATTTCAGTATAATCATTCATCTGATTATCCAATACCATTTGTCTTGTTTTCAGATATAGATTTCTCTTATCATCATTAGCTTTAAGTGCTTCTACTAATTTAGTTTTGAAATCAGATTCAACCATAATAGCTTTATCTACTTTCAACTCTCCTTTAGCTGATTGTAATTGACAGGTGTTTAAGATTCTACGAATATCTGGGTAATATGAACTTACAATATCAGCTACATTCTTAATATCATACTTAATCTTTTCAGCATCTAATATCTTACTCACCTGAATTGCCACATCCTTTTTAGTTGGAGGGGTAATTGCAAAAGATTGACATCTACTCTGAATTGGGTCAATAATCTTCTCAATGTAGTTACAAGTCAAAATGAATCTACAATGCTTACTGAATGTTTCCATTAGGTTACGAAGGATTGCTTGTGCGTTTGGAGTCATATAATCAAACTCATCCAAAATCACAACCTTAAATCCTGCAAATCCAACCGATGATGCGAAGTTCTTTACTTTGTTACGAACGGTATCCACATTGTTCTCATCCGATGCGTTGATAATCATATGGTCACATTTGATTGTGTTTACGATTAACTTTGCTAATGTGGTTTTACCTGTACCTGCTTTACCATACAACAATAGATGTGGGATATCATTATTATCCAAATATTGTTGAATAGTTTCTTTGATGGTTTCATTACCAACATAATCAGCAAGAGTTTGTGGGCGGTATTTCTCCACCCACAAGCTATGCTCTTTTTTATTAATGTTATTTGCGAAAAAGCTCATATTAATTTTTTACGAATACACCATTTACGGTCTTACCAGTACGGTCTTTAATTTCATTCCAAGCGGCTTCTAAACATTCATTAGGAGTTAATCCCAATTGTTTAGCCAAAATGATAAGTGTTACAAACGCATCACCAATACCATCTTTGATTTCCGCATCCTTAGATTTTAATAATGCTCCAGCCGTTTCACCCACTTCTTCCAAAACCTTTAACATTTGCTTTGGTGCATTTTCTTTCTTTAGGATATCTTTATCTGCTGCCCATCCAACTACATTTTCAATTAACTTATCAAATGAAGCATCGTAGTTTGGGAATAATTCTAATTGCTCTGCCATTTTATTAATTTGAGATTTCTACTAAATAATATTTACATACAAAGTTATCAATTTGGAACTCAACATTTGCTAAACCATCTGCTGATACTTTTAACTTAGCTGATGTAGCCTCTTTGTTAGCCGTTAAGATTTCCTTCAAATACTTTGCTGAGAATGAGATTGGTTTAACTTCACCTTCAAACCCTTTAGTTGCAGTAAATGTTACTCTATTTGTAGAGATAGAAGAATAACCAATAGCCATCTTCAAATCACCACCTTCAGTAAACACTGTGAATGTATCGATATCAGATAATGCACCTTTTGCTTTGATAAACTTATCAATCATATTCGATGCCATATCGATTGAGATACCAAACTCTGGCAATTGTTTCAAATCAGGTACAACCGGAATCACACCTAAATCTGCTAATTGATAAGATGTTTCAGTTTCATCTGAAGATAACTTCAACACAGTCGCCTTATCACCAACTGAATCTACTTTTAAACTTAAATCGTTATCTAAGATACCTACTAAGTTTTTCAACAAAGAAGTAGTATAGATACCAATACTAAATGGAGTTGATGTAAATCCATCAAAGTCCACTTCACCTAACATAGTTTTATCATCCGAAATAAATCGAACCGATAATTTGTTTCCTTCGGCATTCCATGCTACCGACTCAATTACTCCACCTAATGAGTACTTTTGAATAAAGCGTAATAAATTTTGCTTGTTCATACTTTTTTTTTTAAATTTTAAATTATTGTTTTACAAATATACGAAAAGTTTTTTAAAAAGCAAAGAATTTCTTTGCCGTTTTTGTGTCATTTGATGCTTTTTGCCATTTTAGGGCGTTATAGAAATCATCTACTTTGTTTTCCAACTCCGCTTTATAAATCATATCTCTATCAACATATCTTTCTACGAAATCCATAATCTCTTTTGGGTCATTATAATCTTTGAATGCTACCGTATCTAATCCTAATGGATTCGTTTTAAGATATACCCACTTAACTTTATCACCATCTCTAATTGGTTCATTCTTAAATGGACAATTAAAGAACTTTAATAATCGATTATAAGTGATACCAGCTTTAACATGGGCAGGTGTTCCTTTCTCAAAAGATGCAATTGATTCACCACCATCTCTCGTCCAAGTTCCTTTATCATATTTACTCAACTCTTTGATTGCCCCACCTTTTGCTATTTTATTAACTGGCAAATTAATCATATTGTTTTTAAATTCCAACAATTTAGTATCAACATAATCATTGTCTTTACCCATTAGAATATCTTTCAGCATAGCACTCATTTGTTCCTGAAATGCTTTGGGAAATGATGAACGAACTACATCCAATCCTTTAACATCTAACTTATCGCAAGGGATACCATTCTTTAATACCATCCATTGAGCGTATCTCTTCTTTGCTACCCAAAATCCTGCTTTACTGATATACTCTTTTTTAATTTCAAAACGATGTTTCTCTTTTGGAATAAAGAAGAACCTTTCTGCTAACATATCGTAGAATGAGTTTAAGAATGTTTGAGTTTCTTCAGCAATAGTATTCACTTCTTCAGCCATTCTTTTTTCATCGAATTGCTTATATTCAGGGTATCTATGCTTTACCAATGGTTCAGCCATCATATAGATTGAATCGGTATCGATGTACACATTGTAATCTTCTTTTGTACCCAACTCTTTCCAATATTTGATATTAGCCATTTCAGCAGTTTTCTTAATTACTACTTGTCCTGTCAGAGTTACTGCTTCAGCATTATCCACATCGTAGAAACGAAACGCAGGTAAACCTAACACACCATACATTGAGTTCAAAAGAATCTTTTGTACCAACTGCCTTTTAGCATAGAATTCATATTTTTCAGTATCACCTTCCGTACCATATTTCTTTTCCAATTTACGAAATTCAACACGCTTCTCAAACCAATCGTTTAGAATATCTGCAATTAAACCAGCTTTATCTTGTGTATAAAGAACTCCATTTGCGGCAACACCTAAATTACTATCCTTAATGACTTCCTTCAATTCCTGAGTAGTATATTCGTATGTATCACCATCCTTACCTACTAACTTATATGTCGTATCTAATCCTTTAATATGTGCTTCTGCATCCCAATTCTGAATCTTACCAACTTTTGTTTCAGGACTAATATTCAGAGTCATAATGATTGATGGATATAGAGATGTTAAGTCCAAATCATAAATCCAATCATACTTACCAACGATGGGTTCTTTTACATATGCTCCGATAAACTTCTCTTCGTTGTTATCTTTGAGAGCTTGCATTCTTTCTCTTCTATCTTTTGGTTTGTTTGTTGCAACCAACCCTTTCTTTTTAAGATAAGCTAAACAAGCACCTTCCAACCACTTTGAAGAGAATATGTAATCCTCATAAGGTACATACCCTGCGTGACAAACGGCTCTACACAAATCAACGAATTGAAGTTTCTCATCCATTGCTACAACCAAGTCCACATCGACAATGTTATACTCAATGAATTTTTCCAAATCATTTTCAAACAAATCATCCAAACTTCCCTCATACTCAATCTTACCTCTACCTAATTCTTTAGTAGCAATATGATTTAAAGTATAAGATGCTTCCAATGTATAAGTGTATGTTTTATATAGATTAATATAATCCAAAATAGATACACCACCAAAACTCCACTTCTCTCTATATGGTGACCAGAAAGCCTGACCTATTGGTGATAATCTTTTAGCATGTCCTTCTCCACATACATTTTTAATACGATTGTACAAATACGGAATATCAAAGAAATCTATATTCCAACCTGTTAAAATAGTTGGGTTAACTTCTTCATAATAATTAAGGAATGCAAGTAAGAGATTCTTCTCATTATCAAAAATGTGGACACTAACCTCTCTACCATCCTTATTAAATTGTTTGGCATTATTTTTAACTTTTCTTTCTTTATCTAATACGAATACATCATATAGTTTTGTTGAACCATCATGTGATGCTATCGCTGTTATTTCATTTTGTGCAAATTGAGTATTTGGTAGACCTGATATCATTTCTACCTCAATATCAAATGTCATTGTTTTATGACCTGTTGATGGTAAATCTGAATCGTAAATATCAACCAACACTCTTGTAGTTTCTGGAACATCCGATTCAAATAAATCATCTGCTTCATCTTTTTCCCACTTTGAAATACGAGTCAATTTATCACCATTCATTGAACGATATTGGCCATACGGGTCTTTCTTATACGCATATTTTCGGTATGGCATTGTTTGATACCCACTCTTATCATCCCACAAATGTATTAAATTTTTTGCTCTCTCGTAATAGATGTTTTGATACATATTATCTTCCCACTTCTTTTAAATAGTTGTTTTTCATTTGTTCCCATGTCATTCCGATTGCATCTACATAAAATAGAACTTCCGGTTTGATTTTACCCTCTTCAAACAATTTTTCATATCGTTTGATTGCTTTATCTTTCCACCATTTTACAGTGTACTCATTTCCTTTTGCAAATTTCTCTTTAAGAATTAAATCCTTTTCTTCGATTTTAGAACAAAGAAACTCATTACCATTCTCATACATTTGTGCAAAGTATACACCTCTTTGGAATCCATGGTCATAAGCGTTACCTTTGATACCCAACTCTTTAAAAATAGCCTGAATAATCTTTTGTTTAATTCCACTTACAGGTCCATTCTTTTCGTATCCCATACTCTCACCATTTCTTTCTCTTTCTCTTGTGATATGTTGTTCATACCACTCCTTTTTATTTTCCTTTAACCATTGATGCCAAGGGTCATATACTTTATCATCGGGCTTTGTAGAAATCTTACCTTTAGATTCTCCCAATGTTTTGAAATGAGGAATACCATTGTATTGTGAGTGAATACCATATAGGGATGTTGTACCTACTCCAATCAATGGATTATTATATTTCTTTTGCCAGTAATCTCTAACTTCAGGAGATGTTGCTAATGCGGCAATTAACTTACCGCCCAAAAAGTTATATCCAAATGGTTGGGTTGATACGATGGTAGTTGCAATTGTAGTACAATTTAATTTACCATTCTTAAACTTATCTTCTTTTTGCCATCCAATATACTCATCTCTTACACCCAACGATGTAATATCAGAACCTAAACAAATCTGTCCTAATATCTTCCCACTTACTCTATCTTTTACATAACACTTTACATTACGACCTGGATTAGCTTGAAACTCCATAGTATGAATTAATCTACGAATCTCAGTCCAACGAGTAGATTGTTTAGCATCATCATCTACAATTTCTACATAAGGGTCTATTGCTTGTATTTCAGCAATAGTTAATTCCTTATTCATTATATCCGTAGGTTTCCACAACGAATCATAATGCGATTGCAACACAGGTAACTTTTTCATATTACCAATTAAATCTTCGTTCCACTCCATCCACTTTTTGTAGAGAGTTTGTTCTTCAACTGACATTGTTCTTAGATAATCCAAGTTCTCAATGAACTTTCGTTTCATATCTTCGTAGTTGAATTCTTCTGCTTTGGCTGTTTCGCCGGTTTCCCAAAATTTCATATTGTAAATATACTAAAAATATTCGATATTACCAAAATTTAGTTGTTATTTCGTTTTCAGGCGATATCGTAGTGTGGTGTGTAATTCCTTTATTATATTCTCTTGTATCCTTTGGATAAGGTTTAATTTCATGCTTTAATCGTTTGATTAAATCTTTCTTTTCTTTCTTATCTTGTGCAAGAATCTGAATGTATCTATGTTTAGGTGGTTCTTCTCTTCTCCAAAACTCTTTGTAGCCCTCTTTACCAATTTCTTTTCTAAGATGTTCTAAGTTACCACTACCCCAATTATTGAATACACTTCTACTATGAATCCATTTGTAAGGATTGTTAGATAATGAAATACCATAATTTGGCATTAAGGCGATATCAGTATTTAACCCCTGATAAATCCAATTGGTTGCTTGGTAAATACCTCCTAAATGGTCTTGTCCGTTATCGGCGTATGAAAGGAGTACTTTAATATTCTTATCGTTCTCCCTAAACCATTTAAATGATTGTCCTAATGCATATGATTCTATATTAGCACCATATCCATCATCACAATAAAGACGAGTAAGTTCTAAAATATTATCTTTTGTAAGTCCTTCACAAACTGATGTAGATGCTCTTGCTCCAACGGGGAATCCATAGATTAAACAACCTATGAGTTTACTATCTCCGAATTGATTTTCGGATTCAGTTTTATAATATATGCCTAATGCATATCTACACATTGTCCAAGCGTGAGTATAATGTTTTTTAACAATTATATCTTTCGCTATATCTTTTGAAATTGGTGATAGATATACTTTCGATACATCACAATATAACTTATTAGCTTCTTTCAATTGGTTCTAATTTATAAATTTCTTCAATAAATTCCTCTTTTGCTTTTGGATATGGTAATGATGGATACTTCAAAGATTTTAATAACTTCTTTCTCTCTCTACCACTCAAAAGTATATAAACATAACGATGTTTTCTCGGTTCTTTTTTAATCCAAAATGGTAACGATACCATCGTTTGAATTATCTTTGGGTCATTAGTACCATATCTTACGAATGATGTTCTACTATGATGCCACTCTTCATCTTCTTTCCACTTAAAACTCCAACTATCATTTGGTCTGATTCTATTTCCCTGATATATCCAATTTGTTGCTTGATATACAGTTCCTAAATGACCTGCTTTTGGGTCTGAATACGATACTAATGCTTTAATGTGTGGTGCGTTTTCTCTTAACCATTCAAATGATTTACCAACAAACCAACTTTCAATATTACTACCATATCCATCAAATACAAATAAACGGGTAAGTTCTAAAACCTCCGTTCTATCTAATAGTTCCGAAATGGATGCGCCGGAGTGTCTACCAACCGGGTCACCATAACATGCTACTCCAATAAGTTTTTCGTTTATTCCACCAAAAAATTTGTGCTCATCATTGGAAACATAAAACAAACCAATAGCATAAGATACCTTCGTCCATATCCCACTATAATGGTTATTGATGATGATATCTTTTGCTACATTTTTGTTTACTTGTCTTACGACTAATTTTGATGTATCACAATATAACTTATTTAATTCTTTCATACGGCCACTTTATCATGTGTGTCCATGTTTGATTCGTAACTATTTTTTTAATGTTAGCAGGAGATACTTTGTAGTTCCTAGCAATAACATTAATATTCCTATGACCTACTTTGTATAGTTCTCTGATTTGCAATATCTGCTCTTCAGTCAATTTGTGCATTGGATGCGCTTCTCCTCTTAACATAACTCTAATATAACACTTTTTTTTGACAATCACAAATTTATTTTATTTTAGTGATTCATTGATTGCATTTACATACGCCATTTTAGATGATGCGCCAGTAAATCTTTCTACTTCTTTACCATCCTTTACAATAATTACCGTTGGAACTGAACGAATACCATATTGAGTTGCCTCATCATATGCCTCATCTACATCATAATCTTCAAACTTTACATTTGAAAACTGACCTTTGATTTCGTTCATTACTGGAGCCAATGCTCTGCATGGTCCACACCATGCTGCACTAAATTTCTTTACCGTTACCATAATCTTTAATTTTATTTTTTCCTCTTAATTTTTGAATCAATTTGTGTTCTCTTACTTGCTTAATCTTTTTACTTAACCAACTCTCATTTTCTTCTACTCTATTCAACTTTTTTTGTAATTGGTGTAATTTCTTAGCCACCTTACCTTTGTCGATTTTCTTCTCACTCATAGTATTAGTTTTTAATTGTTTAACCTTCACAACTTACACATTCCGGGTCCATTGCTTTTGCTGCAATATCTCCTCTTAAAACTGATTCGGTTCTCATATAATATAAAGTTTTTACTCCTTGCTTCCAAGCTTCCAAATGAACCTGATTAATCCACTTAGGGTCAGCCGTTGCAGGGAATGCTAAGTTTAGAGAAACTGCCTGGTCGATATATTGTTGTCTTACACCTGCTTGTCTTACTAAATCTAACTGATTAATTTCTTTGAATGTTTTGAATACATCTTTAACTGAACTACATCTATGTGCTCTTTCATCAATTGATACTTCTTTACATTCAATTAATTTTCCTTGTGAAAAACACCAATCATCTAAAAAGTCCAAATCTTGTACTGAACCACCATCTGCAAGTATTTTATCCCACACTTCTTTGGTGTTTTTATTCATTTTCTTTAACACTTTCTCCAACTCTGGATTCTTACGAATAAATGTACCCTTTGATGTTTGTTCCGTAAATACATTTGCTGCCCAAGGTTCAATACCACTACTAACATTACCACTCAACTTAGAGTTTGATACCGTAGGTGCTACTGCTCTTAGGTGTGTGTTTCTGAATCCACTTTCTTTACACCACAATGGTTCACCATATTCAGATGCTAAATCTCTACTTGCTCTTTCAGATTCAATCTTCATTTGAGAGAAAATCTTACGAGTTTCAAATTGAGCTTGCAATCCTTCGAATGGTAATCCTTTTTGTTGTAAGTAAGTGTGCCATCCCAATACACCTAATCCTAATGCTCTACCTCTTTCTGCTGAACGAACTGAATTCTCAAATCCTTTCATATTCTTAGCTCTTTGTAAGAATTCTTCTAATACACCATCTAAGAAAATAGTAGATGTATAAACTAAATCAGTATCTTTCCACTCATCATACTTTGCTAAGTTTAGGGAACTCAAACAACAAACGAATGAATGTTGTTCATCGGTATGTAAAACGATTTCAGAACAAATGTTAGTCATATGTACTTTTAATCCGTTCTTCTTATACATTTCAGGATTTGCTTTGTTTACATTTCCTTTATACATAATATAAGGTTCACCCGTTGCTTTACGCTTCTGAAGTAACTTACCCCATTTTCTACGGGCTTCAGTATCACCTTCTTCAACCTTCTTCATAAATCTATCACTAACTACAACACATTGATGTAAGTTAAGTGATTGTCGATTCACATCACCTTTAGGTTCTCTGATTTCTAAAAAATCTTCAAAATCCTTATGTTCGATTTTAATGTTTACCGATGCTGCTCCTCTACGAACACTACCCTGATTGGTTGCAAGTATCGTAGAATCGTAGATTTTTGCAAATGGTACAATACCATCGCTCGTTCCGTTGCCGGTGATTTTAGAACCTGCAGGTCGTATCATATTGATACCAATACCAACACCACCACCATGCTTTGCTAACAGCATTAATTCTAAATTCTTTGAACCAATCTCATAGATACTATCACCAACATCAATACCGAAGCATGAAATTGGTAATCCTCTATCGGTACCTGTGTTTGCTAATACAGGCGTTGCTAAACACAACCAACCTTTCCAAATGTAATCAAAGAACTTTGTTGCTAATTGTGGTTTATCCAATCTCTTAGCAACTGCCGTAGCAACTCTCCAATATGCATCTTTTGGCTTTTCTCCAGCTTGTAAATATGTTTTGGATATAGTTTTTACATATATCTCATTATTTCCCCAATGTGGGAAATCAACATCTACTTCCCATCCGTATTCTTCTCCGTAATTTTTCATAACTTATAATTTAAAATATATCATCCCAATTTTCACCTTCTCCTGCTTTTGAATAATCCGTTGGTCTCATTGCGAAGAAATCGGTGTGTGTAACTCCTCCTGTAAGATGATAGAACCAATCCAATTCAGATGCTTTCTTCTCATCATATTCAAAGTAATCATCTCCTCCTGGTATTGGGTTGTAACCTAATTCCGCTAACTTTTCATTAACTCTCTTTGTAATGAATTCTTTTAGGTCATCTTTTTTAAGATTTTCCAAATCTCCTAATTCAAAAATCTTATCAATAAATTTATGTTCTAAATCTCTAATGATTTCAGCTGCTTTGTAGATATCAGCTTTAGCTTCTTCTAACAATTCAGGAAACTCATCACACATATGTCTGAATAGTTGACAACCCATCTTTGAGTGTAGGGATTCATCTCTAACACTCCACTTCATTTGTTGTCCAATTCCTTTTAGGAGATTTCTCATTTGGAATGAATACAATACAGCGAATGATGAATAAAGTGCTACACCCTCTGCAAATGCCGAAAAGATAGCAAGTGAACGAGCAACCTCAACTCTAGCCTGATGATTGGTATCCAAATCTTTTGGTGTCCAATCTGCGGTTGTGTTTGTTAATAACTCAAATCTTTCCTTCATTGTTTCATCATGTAGGAAACCTGCGAAATCATCCAATCCTAATGTTTCATTAAGATATGAATATGCTACTGAATGGATTGTTTCTTGAGAACCAAATGCCATTGCCATCTGTCTAATCTCATGCTTTGGAAACCATTTAGTAACCATACCAGTCCAATAGTCTGATACTGCACATTCGGTTTGAGCAAAACCTAAAAGGATGTTACCAACTAAGTGTTTTTCTTCTTTTGTTAAGTTCTCATTCCAATCCTTAACATCTCCCTGCATTGGTATTTCAGTATGTAACCAAAATGCTTGCATTTGTTTCAACCATCCCTCATTGTAGTAATCAGGGTATTCAAATGGTTTGTATGGAATCCTATCCGTAAATAATTTGCTCATCGTTTTTATAAATTTTTGTTTGAAGTGTAGGTATAACTATCTTCCGAATTTATAAATTTTCTTTTTTCTTTAGAAAATTTTATATGACTTTTCGTCAGTTTACCCCATGTTTTCCACATACTTCTTATGTAATAATTTTTTCTCTAAATTTTCACCATTCTTAGAATCTTTTGTAGCAGTCATACCATCAACCGATGCTGCTGCAAACACATCCATAATACCGTGAAAAGTATCAATCTTTGCTGGGAATGTCATCCCATCAGGTCCAAATCTATTTTTAACGATGTGAATTCGACCTGTGTTGGATAGTTTATCCTTTGTTTTTCTACTAACACTCATAATGAAATCAGCAGTTTGTACTTTCTTATACGAATCACCAACTGAATCTGCTCCAATTACTTCATGCTCAATAGCTGCTCTATTTGTTTGAGTTGCTGTCCAAATTGGAATACCCATCTCACCACTCAATCCTCTAAGTTCTTCATAAATTCCACCTAACTCCGCATATAATCCATCTCTACCACTACCACTTTTTAATAAATCGGCGTAATCAATAATGATTAAATCTGGTGCAAATCCAATTTGCTTTAACTTTTCAATATGAGCTGCAAGAGTTTTAGAAGATGCGAATTGTGGTGGATAGTATTTTATACGAACTCTACCAGGTGTACTCTTAATCTTTCTGATAATATCATCCTTTCGTTCTTTATGTTCGGAAGTTTGAATTCCAGTCAAAATTGTAGTATATCTTTGTCCTACATAACTTTCGGATAACTCCAAAGAATAATGTAAAACATTTTTACCCTTTTGTAATGCCGAACATGCTATCTTTGATAAGAACCAACTCTTACCAATACCCGATGGAGCCATTACAACTCCTAATTCACCTGGTCCTAATCCGCCATCCATTAATTCATCAATAACCTCCCAACCTGTGGATACTGAATTTCGTTTAACATCTTCCATTATCATTTCGAATTCATCGATATAATCCATACCCAAATCCGATTCTACACCCACTTTGGATGCAGCCATCATTGTATCTATGATTTTATCGTAATTACCTGCTTTAAGAAGGTCAACGGATTTTAGTAAGGCATCTTTTACCTTTTGATTTTTGGCGAATGTAAGATATTCCTTCTTTACATATGGAATATCATCTGAACCTACTTGTAGGTAAACATTTTTTAGTTGGTCAACTACGGTCTGCTTTAAACCTTTATCCTCAATATCACCTACTTTAATTTTAAACACTTCCATTGTAGGAACTGCTCTATACTCATTAAAGTAATGCAATACCGAATCGATAATCCATTGGTTTGCTTGTGATTCAAAAAATGTTGGTTTGGTGATTTCGTTTACCTGTTCAAGAAACTTAACATCTGTTATAAGAGAAGCAACAACTTTAGATTGATACGATTGTCCATATTTTACCAATGTATCTACTACTTCCATTATGCTTCAGCTTTTTGTTTCTTTAATTGTTTTTTTGATTTAACCTTTACTTGGTCGGTAGCTTGGTCAGTAGCTTGGTCGTTCTTTGGTTTACGAGTCGCCAACTTCCATTCTGACTTGGGGATAAATTTCCAATATCCACCTTTTACTCTTTCATCTGCATCAATATCTGATACTCTACGGATTTCATCCAATTCGTAACCTTTGGCTACTTTGATACATTTAATACACTTCATACTTTTTGTCCATGTTTAATTTAAAATTATTTTACTACCATTAAGATTTCTGATTCTCTTAAAATGATATATTTTTTACCACCGATTTTGATTTCTTGTCCTTGGTGATATGGTGGAAGAATTACTTCATCACCTACATTTACATTCATCGGAATCAATACTCCACTTTGTGTGTAAACGCCAGGTCCTACCGATTCTACCTTTGCTTTTTTTACATCTTCAGTTTTTGCACTATCCGGAATAATGATACCACTTGCGGTTGTTTGTGGCTCACCTTCTAATTCTGTTAGGAGAACTCTATCTCCAAGGGGTTTTACTAATCTTTCTGCCATTGTTTAAAATTTTGCTATGTGAGAAAATGTGGATTGTAACCAGTCCGTAACATTTGGAAATGCATCCAATATACGGGTTTTCAATCCGATTTTTAAAAATTCTTGCTTACTGAATTTATCCATTTGTTCGTTGTATCTATCCATAATTTTCATACGGAGGTTACCACTAAATGTTGGTTCAGATAATTGCATCAATTTACGATTTCTTTTTAATATTTCCAAATTATTTTCAAATAAATCATGAGCTTTTGTTTTCTTTGGTTGCTCATTGATATATTCTAATAAAGATTCAGTAGTTTGTACCTCCTCTTCTGCTAATATTGGAAATGATTTAATAATCGTTTTTAATCCCAACCCACTAATACCTTCTACATTATCGGATTTATCACCATCAATCATTCTGAAATTAATAAAGTTATGTGGGTGAATACCAAATTCTTCCTTAACCTCATCAATATTGTAAACTTTCTTTTTAGATGGCGAATATACACTCACATCTTTGTTTACCAATTGTAAGAAGTCCTT